AATATATTAAGTCATTTCGGGATTGGAAAAAGAAGAATCCTGAGGAATATCGAAAGGAAAAAGGATTGGGTTAACCTTCATCTAAATTATACTCTGTTGTATCGAATCCTTCACTATTATAATAACGCATTCTTTTATCACCGTGTGTTTCTAAGTACTTCACATGGTCTATAATGTCAAATATTGTGGCACCCAATGATTTATTGGCGTGCTTTCTTAATGCTCTTCCTATTGACTGTAGTACACGTATTTTGCTTTTGAATGGTGACGCAAGAACAATGTATTTAAGCGAGGGAATGTTTACTCCTAGCTGAAATATACCATATGTGGCTATGATTATAATGTCTGTTCTGAGACCGCATTCTTTTCTCCAGTACTCTCTATCCTCCACGCTTGTATTACCCCACAAAAAAATAACTTCCTTGCCTTCTATATGACTATCCAGGTACTCTTTAAGTACTTTACCTTCCTTTTCAACCTTACCAACAAGTAAAAGCACATTACTATCAAGGTCTTGTACTGTGTTCTTTATGATGTTCATTCGGAAACTATTATTGAATACATCATCCTTCACTTCATTATATGTACCATCATAATCATGTTTATATGTTAGCTCAAATGTGTTTATATTACACTTGCTTATATACCCATGTTCCATTAACCAACCGGCGGAGTATGTTCTCAAAATAGGACCAAGATATGATTTTACATTCAGTGTTTCTAAACGATATGTGGGCATGGTGCCGGTAAACCCAAGACGATATTCAGCTTTTGTGGCATGCTTTAATATCTCCCGCAATTCTAATCCCCGGATACCATGACAGTTCGATACTACTAAGTTATTTGCAATATAATTATTATTATTTTTTACATGTAAATTATAAACATTAGTAGGTTTATTTATTTTTTCTATACATTTTACTTTCATATTTTATTATTGATGATAACATTTTTTCTTTTATATCATCATATCCTTTTATATTTTCAATATCATTTTTTTTATTGTAAAAATAATCGTCACTAATTATGTGAAATGTAAAATTATTTTCGCTGCACCATTCAGTTGCCGCTTCGATTTTTTTTATAAATCTAATACTATCTCTATGCGAACTAGGTTTTATTTCAATAAGTTTTTTTTCTTTTTCATTAATAAAATCAACTATATATATTCGTTTAATGTTGTTTTCATCGAAATATGGTATTCTAATTGTTTCATATTTTAGATCATCATGTAATATGTGATATATAGCTTCCCATGATGATCTAAATTTTTTATTTCCAACAATACATTGCCAGTGTGTTTGTGAATTATGAACATTCGGCGTGAATTCTCCTTTTAATATTTTTTCCTTCATTATTTTAGATTTGTTTTCTCGACATTCAATAGATAAATGCTTACCGAACATTGGGTTACCATCGCCTGTCCTGTCTATTGAAATTTTTTTAAGTCTATCGTCTGTATATTTTGTTTTACCTTTATTCCAAACATTATAAGGTAATTTTTTACCCTTCCAATAGGATGGACTGTTTAATATATGCGATACTATATTAGGATATTTTTTTTGACAATTATATCCACCTTTTCTACCAAATATCTGTTTTATTTCTTTCTCTTTTTTTAAAATTTCATCGTTATTAAAACTATATAATATATCAAAATTTTGTGGATATAGTAAAATACCCCGTGTTAGTCTTTTATACAACTTTTTTACTTCTTTTCTATTTAATATTTTTCCATTAGATAATTCAGCACATTTATCAGTGTATACTATTATTCGCAATTTTTGTTTGTTATTTTTTAATATATTGTTCATTTTCTGTATTAATTCCGATGTTGTTAATCTTTTCATAATATTTTACCTCTTGTTGTGTGTCTTTATATCTATTTATATCAAAAGACAAAATATTATCGTTTTTTGTTAACATATCAACACGTTTATATCCGTCAACTGTTAAAACTTTATGATTACCGGTTATTTTTATAACACTATTATCGTCCATTACAAGTTCATACATATCATTGGAAGCGGATATATTACTATTATGATATACATTTTCAACAATATCATTTTCAAATGTATTTGTTTTTATATTATAACTTATTATACTATCACCAATTTTAATGTCGGAAATATCTTTTTCTCCAGTTGGTGTTTTTATTTTTGTATCACCACTTAAACATTCATCAACAATAACACAGTCATAGTTGGCTAATATTGTTTTCTTATTCTGCAATGTCTGCCATGTTGATATTGTTATAGGCATATCGTATGTTAATTCTTTGCATGTACTGTATACTCGTCCAATAGTGTCCTCATTAATACCATAATCAATCAGGTCTTCATAGAACTGCTCCACAAGTGCCGTGGAAGGTACAATAATAATAGGTTTTTTTATCACATTATTATCCATCAGGTTTTGTAAAATATATGATATCATTAAACTTTTTCCTGATGCCGTGGCGCTAACTATGATTCCACTCTTGTATTTTATACCGGCTTCTATGCAATCCCTCTGATAATCATATGGTTTATATTTTAGATCATATTTTAATTCGATGGAAGCACCCTTGAACATGGCAAGCACATCAGGTGATATGGTTATTGTGGTATTAGCATAATTCTTTTTGTGAAAACGTACCACTTCGGTAAGCAGTCCATAAGGTAGGGTTCTGTTATTATTGAATAAGCACACCTTACCATTCCACTGGCCTGATTTATACTTTTGCATGTGGATGTAATTCTCAACATACTCAGTAAAATATTCCTTTACATTTCGTATATATTCAGTGTCTAAGGTATCGATTTTTATATGTAATCCATCATGTTTTATAATATTAACCATTATCCTATAAAAATTCCCTAAAAAATCCTATATTCTTCGCAGTTTGTGATTTTACAAACGAATCGCAATAGCCATATCTATTTATAGATAAGTTGTTATTTTTACAATGTTTTAAATGATAATAAATATGCAATCTACATAATCCCCAGTCACTATTCTTATTTTCAAACATAGAGAATCGGCAAGTATTACAAGTATCATACATTTTATAATTTACATCTCTTAAAACCTTTAATTTATTATTATCCATTATAACCCACCTTTTAATGCTTGCAAGTATGATTTCATATTCCATCCCATGCTATTAATAGATTTGTAACACATTTCAAAAAAATCAACTCTCCACTGCTGCTGCCGTAATAGTTTGTTTATCCTTATTATTTTTTCATCCTTTGGTAAATAATAGCTTTTCACCTCTGCTGGCGCCAATACTTTATCATAACCAAACCTGTAATAATCATACCGTTCCCCTGTTATTTTATCTTTCAGGGCTTCAATCTTATTCAGTTCATTTTTCTCCCTAAAGAAAAGTTCTTGGTATTTTATTACCTCAAAAGCGTTCATTTCTAATTTATCACGCACATCCGATTCATCAAATGTTACAATATCATTGATTGGATATTCAAGTAACAGTTCATCAATGACATCTTCCCTATTAATTTCACCCATAAATTTACCCCTGTTATGTTATCTGTTAGAATAATAACACAATAGTAGCAAGATGTAAAAATACAGGGCTGTAATATTAACAATTCAATTCTTTTAATGTATAATCATATTTTAATTAATAGATTAGGAGAACATAAACACTTTGATAGAAAAACTGATAATTAAAGCCGCTATGGCCGATAAACAGTTCCTTAACATGGTTACGAGTGCATTTGATGCGAAGTACTTTGATGATGTAATTATAGGTGATGTATTTCAACAGCTTAAAGAATATAATGTGACATATAGTAAAGTAGCACCTAAAAGTATTATCGCCGATGCTGTTAAGGATTCCGATAAATTGTTCAGTGAAATTGATGGCATAGATTTCAATATTGCTGACAACTATGATTATTTAGTTGATACTACTAACGATTACCTAAAAAAGGTAGCAGTTAAGAACGCTATTTTGGATTCTGTCGATATCGTTAATAAAGAGGAGGATATCGCACAGGTTCGCACATTGATAGAGGACGCTTTATGCAAGGACCTGAAAATAGACCTTGGCCTGGATTACTTTGAGTCATGGGGTGAACGCATTAGACGTATCCGTGCACAGGGAGACCATAGAGTACCTTCATATTTCCCGCAATTTGATGAATATGTAAGTGGCGGGTTTCCTCCATACACATTATCTGTCATGCTATCACGGGTACATGGATGTAAATCAAATACCCTTTCTAATTTCGCCGCACGTCAAGTACTTCATGGTCATAATGTTGTACTGGCGTCAATGGAGATGTCTGAGGATGCATTTGCCCAGAGATTTGATGCTATATACTCACTACAGGACATCAATAAAATCTATACCAATAAAAAAGAACTTGGTATAATGATGAAAAGTATTAAGAAAATCAAGAAGGAAGCACTAGGTAAACTGTTCATCAAAGAATTTCCCACAGGACTTGCCTCCACTGATGATATAAGAAAATATTTACGTGAACTTGTTATACGTGGCACCAAACCATCAATCGTATATGTTGATTATATTAACCTCATGAAACCATCATACAATAACAAAGCAGATTTATACAAAGACAATAAAGGTATTTCAGAAGAATTACGAGCACTTGGATTGGAGTTTGACTGCCCTATTGTGTCGGTGTCGCAGTTGAACAGAGAAGGTTCAATGCTAGAATTAAAGGAGTTGGATTTCACACACATAGCAGAAAGTATTGGTATTGTTGCTACCGCAGATTTTGTTGGTATATATGGTAACAATGATGATGACATGATATATTCCTCTGAGCTATGGTATAAGATAGTCAAGAACAGACTTGGTGGCAGAATAGGTGCCATAGATAAATTCTACCTTGACACCAGATCACTTAAAATGTATGATAGTGTGGAACTTGACCAATGGATAGATGATTCACATATTAGCAATGATGAAAGGAAAATGGCAGAAATAGTGGATAAACCAGAGAGAAAGAAAAAACTGAAATGGGAGAAAAAATGAGAAAAATTTTAAAGTTGACAGATGATAATATCGATGGTATACTTTCGTCAAATGAAATGGTAGTAGTTGATTGTAACGCTGAATGGTGTGCCCCATGTAAATTATTCGGTCCTGTTTTTGAGGAAATGGCACCGCATTTTCCCACGATTCAGTTTGTGACCATGGACACCGATAATAATAACATGGTAAACAGTGGACGGTTCAATATAAGGTCAATTCCCATGGTACTTTTTATAAAGGATGGTGAAATTGTTAACACAGGGGTAGGATTGATGAATAAGGGTCAGTTTAGAGAATTCATAATGGAAAGTTGGTGATAATATGAGAATACTTGAAGTAAGTGATGTAGCGCGAAGAGCTATAGACAAAATAAAGCAAGAGGAATATAATGAATATATACTAGAACTTAACATCAAAAAAGCACTAGAATATTGTATTTGTCCTATTTGTGGAGAACGAATTGAGCATGAGATTTTATTTCCACCAAAAAGAAACTGGATCAAGGAATGGTTTAGTATAGGTGGAAGAACGGTTTACGGTGATAGATATACATGTAAAACCCATGGTATTGTACATGAAACGGAACCTCATTATGAAAAATTTTATTATTAAAT